AATGCAATCTTGTATAAATAGATAAAACAAGGAGGCATTTGATATGAGATTCTGGAACAACGGCAAGATTAACAAAAGAGCAAATACATGTCCTGGTGAAGAATGGGTTTCTGGTAGATTACCTTTCTCGAGAAAACCAACAAGCAATGAGACGAGGAAAAAGATATCTGATAAGCTTAAAGGAAAGGAGCCTTGGAATAAAGGAAAGTCAGATGTCTATAGTGAAGAAACATTATCAAAGATGTCTCTGAAAGCAAAAGAAAGAGGAATGGATCATATTGACAATACTGGCAAAGATCCTTGGAATAAAGGTAAAACTGCTCAATCACATTCAAGCATAAAAAAAGCAAGTGTGAAACAAAAGGGACAAATCAGAACAGGAAATTATTCTAAAGGGCAAAAACACCATAGTTGGAGAGAGGATACTCCAGAGTATCAAAGATATAGACAAAGAGTTAGGGTGATAACTGAAAGAAACTACAAAAAATATAAGGAAGAAATTAATTCAGAAAACTATGAACGTGTAGTAGCTGGAAATGATGGGTATCAGTTAGATCATAAAATATCATGCTATTATGGTTGGGAAAATAATATACCCCCAGAGGTCATAGGTTCAAAGGAAAATCTACAGATGTTGTTCTGGAGAGATAATCTTTCTAAAGGTAAGAAAAATGATATGTCCTGAGTGTGGAAAGACCTTTGAGAATAATGAGGATTTTGTACATCATCTTACTGATTGGGAAAGATTGACAAAACAAGAATTATATGGTAGAATTGTCAATATAGGATTATTGACTAAAAATGAAATAGATGCATGTCTGACTGAAATTATGACAGACTGTGAATTTAAGTAGGAGAATAATATGTCTGAAGAACCAATGGATAAACTAAAAGATTTTGTGACTAAAGAACTTGGTCACAATACAGGTAACTGGGATGATGAACTCATGTTTGTTGATGCTGCAATCAACTCATTAAAAAACATGCAGAAAAACCTTGCAATGTTTCGTCAAGACCATAAAGAGTTACAAGACAATCACGTTGATTTAAAGAAAAGATACATTGAACTAAGAAACATGGTTGCTCAATGGAATAACGATTTCTATGTTCATGTGTATGGAAAACTTCCACCACAACAAAAAAAATCTGAAGACGAATAATGTCAAATATTTTTGATTATGTAAATGCGATAAACTCTGGCAAGAATATTATGTCAGGGACTGATAATGATGAACTAGCTGAGAAAGGATACAATCCATATATCACTAATCGGCAGTTCTCATACTTTCAGGATACGGTTCAAGCAGCGAACGTGATGAACCAATATGCTCATTTGGACAATCGTCTTCAGTTTGATTTTTTTATAAATATCATTAGACCACGGAAGAGATTTACCAAGTGGTCTAAGACCGAGCATTCCGATGACCTGGAGGCAGTCGTACAATATTTTGATTATAGTTATGAAAAAGCAAATATGGTCATGAATATTCTGTCTGAAGAAGACTTGAAAACAATAAAAAGCAGAATAGAAAAAGGTGGAAGAAAATGAGTTTTGATATTAATACATTAGTGGAAGTAAGGTTAAAGCAAGATGATGACTTCCTCAAAGTACGAGAAACCTTAACACGTATCGGTGTAGCATCCAAAAAAGAGCACACTCTCTATCAATCATGCCACATCCTTCACAAACAAGGTCGTTACTATATTGTCCATTTCAAAGAACTCTTCGCATTAGATGGCAAACCATCTAACATGTCTGATACAGATGTTGCAAGGCGCAATACCATTACAAATCTGTTAGCTGAATGGGATCTCGTTGAGATTCTCAATAAAGAACAGACTAGCAATCCAGTATCACCTATCAGTCAGATTAAGGTGCTTCCCTTCAAGGAAAAAGACGAGTGGGAACTGGTTGCCAAATACAATATCGGTAAAAAAAGAACACCGATCTCCTAACCTATTGATTTCAAACAAATCTTTTTTTCATTTTTTTAAAAAAAAACAGTTGACTTATTTCTCATTGTAGGTTATAATCTATATATGATGAGAAATAAGGAGATTGAATAATGAAATGGACTGATCTAAAAGAAGCCCGAGAGTACGAGACGTACAAGGAGTACGTCAAGTCTCGAAAAGACTTTGGTCTTAGTGTTATGCCTATTTCGTTGTTTGAGAAGTTAAAGGAAAAATAAACAAACTTAAAAAAACACTTGACTTTTTTATCAAAATAGGTTAGAATGTAAATATAGTGATTAAAGAGTTTTGTTAACGAGTTTAATCCTCAGTAGCTCAGCGGTAGAGCTGACGGCTGTTAACCGTCCGGTCGGTGGTTCGAATCCATCCTGAGGAGCCAATTTATGCCGAAATAGCTCAATTGGTAGAGCAATCGATTTGTAATCGATAGGTTGAGGGTTCAAGTCCTTCTTTCGGCACCAGATATCCTGAACATGATTTCAAAAGGTTCAATGTTTAAACAACTAAGGTGAAATATACTATGACTAAGACTGAACGACTCCTCGAAGCCTTTAAGAATGGCGAGGAACTAACTAGTAAGCAGATTCAGGCTCGTTTTGGCGTTGGTAATGCTCGTGCGACCGTATCTGCTCTTCGTATGCAGGGTTATGCAATCTATACTAATCCTTCGACGAACAGCAAGGGTGAGACTCGAAACTTCTATCGTCTCGGTAGTCCCTCTCGTGCTGTGGTTGCTGCTGGTTATCGTGCTCTAGCAGTCGCCTAAGATAAAATGGGGCAGGGTTTTCATCATTCTCCTTACATCTCCTTTCCCTGCCCCATTTTTTTCTATTGAAAATGATGTAAGGATTATAAATAAAAATGAGAATGCCATAATGGGTTCTCTTTAAAATCTTAACTTGCTTTAAAGGAGTTAACAATGGTTACTTTCAATACATCTGACATCCGTAAATTTGATCCATTCTTTGTAGGCGCAGATCGACTATGGAGACACATTGATGATCTTCATCGTATGGCTGAAACGCCAGTAACAAATTACCCACCCTATAATATCTGTAAGATTGATGATGAACATTACACGGTTGAAATGGCTGTGGCTGGGTTCACTGAAAAGGATCTTGACCTGACACTAGAAGATGGAAAACTCACAGTAGTAGGTAACATCGAACAGGAAACAGATGATAGGAAAATCCTTCATAAAGGAATTGCTAACCGCTCGTTCAAAAGAGAGTTCACCCTTGCGGACACTATTGAAATCGCTGGGGCAAACCTCGAACACGGCATGCTCACAATCGCACTCAAGAACGTCGTCCCCGATCACAAGAAGCCTAAGAAAATTGAGGTTACGACCGGAGGTACACTCATTGACCACAAAGAACCCCAACTCCTAACCGAGTAGGTAAACTTGAGAGGGGAGACTTCGGTCTCCCCTTTTTTTCTATTGACTTTTATCATTGGCGAATATATAATACAGTATGACTTCATTTTATACAAACGTAATGCGTTATGGTAACTCTATCCTCTATGTTGGATATGAGAACGGTAGACGTGTCGTAACATCAAATAAGTTCGAACCAACTCTGTTCGTGCCCGTGCGCGAGGAGTCACCATACAAAACTCTGGATGGTCTCAACATGTCGCCAGTAAATCCTGGCACGATGTCTGAATGTAAAAAATATATCGAACGTAACAAGGCTGATAACTTTCAGGTGTATGGCAACACGAACTACGTAGCACAGTTTATCAATCAGATGTTTCCGAATGGGTGTGAGTTTGATCGTGATGCACTCAATGTTACATTCATTGATATCGAAGTTCAATCTGATCAGGGATTCCCAAAACCTGAAGACGCACATTATCCTGTCACAGCAATCACACTCAAGAATAATGTAGACGATATTTATCATACTTGGGGTACAGGCGAATATGATTCGTCTAAGTGTATTGTAGATGATATCAAGGTAGATTACGTTCAGTGTAAAGACGAGCATAATCTGCTACATAAGTTTCTTACATACTGGCAGAAGAACTATCCTGATATCATTACAGGTTGGAACTCTGAAGGATTCGATATTCCATATCTAATCAATCGTGTTACAAGATTATTCGGCGAAGAAGATACGAAACGTTTTTCTATTCATCGTCTTACACCAAGTATGAGAACAGATAAGTATACCAATCAAATCTTTTTTGAGATTGCTGGTATGTCTCATCTCGATTACATGCGATTGTTCAAGAAGTTTACGTATGTAAGTCAAGAGTCATATTCATTGAATCATATTGCGAATGTGATTCTTGGTGAGAAGAAACTCGACTACTCTGAATATTCTTCTCTGTTTGACTTGTATGAAAAAGATCACCAGAAGTTTATTGACTACAATATCAAAGATACACAACTCGTTGAACGTCTAGACGATAAGTTGGGTTTGATTTCTCTTTGTATGACTCTGGCGCATAAAGCAAATGTTAACTATGAGGTAGCATTCGGTTCAACACAGATTTGGGATACGTTTATCTACAATCTTCTTGTCAAAGATAATATCGTTCTTACACCACAGAAACCTGTTGTGAATGATAGAAGCATTGAAGGCGCATATGTAAAAGAACCTAAGAAGGGCATGAATGACTGGGTTGTTTCGTTTGACCTCAACTCTCTGTATCCTCATTTGATTATGCAATATAATATGTCGCCTGAGACAATCGTCAATCATGTTGTCCCTGGTGCAAATGTTGATAGCATGCTTAGAAAATCTAAACTAGATATCCCGAATGGTTGTTGTGTAACTCCAACTGGTCAAGTGTTCTCAAATCAGAAACAAGGATTGTTTCCACGCATCGTTCATGAGATGTATGCTGGTCGTGCCAAGACAAAGAAAAATATGCTGGCGTTAAAACAGCAACTTGAAGATAGCGATAAGTCAGATAAGTTTGCTAAGTATCAGTTAGAGAAACAAATCGTTCAGGCTGATAACGAACAGATGGCAATCAAGATTCTTATGAACTCTCTTTACGGTGCACTGTCAAATAAACACTTCCGCTACTATGATATTCGTATTGCTGAAGCCATTACGATATCTGGTCAACTCTCTATTCGCTGGGCGGAACGAACAGTCAATCAATATATTCAAAATCTTATGAAAACAAAAGACGACTACATTCTGATGATTGATACCGACAGTATCTATGTTAATCTTGGACCGTTTGTAAAAAAAGTCGTTGATGGTGATAACAACAAGATATGTTCTTTCTTAGATAAAGTCGCAGCAACAAAGATTGAACCGTTGCTTGAAAAATCATATGAAGAACTGCGTAAGTATACAAATGCGTTTGAACAGCGTATGTTTATGAAGCGAGAGATTATTGCCAGTAAAATGATTATCACTGGTAAGAAACGATACATTGCGAATGTGCTCAACAGTGAAGGTGTTCAGTACGCAAAGCCAAAGATGAAGATTACTGGCATCGAGTCGGTTCGTTCATCTACTCCACAGGTTTGTCGTAAGTTGATTGAGAAAACACTTGATGTGATTAT